GCTCAAGTTAGAGATTGAAGCAAGACGCTCAATGTCGTTCTTCGCTGCGTGGAAGTCAAGATATTGCTTGACGCTGATGCTTGAATAGTCAGCAGGTATGCTTACTTTGATGCTCATTGTTTTTTATTTATGATCCACAATACAAACACCCTTCGTCATCGTCGTCGATTGTGTTTGCTTCGTTGTATATGCGTATTGCTTCCATTTCAATCTGTTCCTTCGTCCACTCTGGATGAAATGCTGTGATTTGTGATTTCAAGAAGTTTAATTTGTTGTCGCTCATTTTTCGTAGTTTACAAGTGTTGCCTCAATTCCTTTATCCTTCAGTTCGTTCACAACGTCTGCGTTGTTGTCGTAGTGTTTGCGAATGCGGTTGTTCAAGATGAACTCAATCTTCGCGCTGTTGCTTCCTGTTAGCTTCACTCTGCTGTGTGAAATACCGAGTTCATCTGCTACTTCGTAAACTGCCTTACTCAATCGTGGTGTTCTTGCAGTAACGATATAAACCATATACCCCTTCGAAATGAAGCGTTTCGCTAACGCTTTACCCTGTGGAGTAGATAGTGTTCCGTCAAAGTCGAACGAGATGCGTTCCTGCGCGTTGAGGTTGCGTCTAATCTTGTCAAGGTAGTTCATTTGTTCTCGTCGTATGTCGCTATGCAAACAGCATAACGTTGGTTAGTATCGGGATATTCAGAAGTCATCTTGTCGTCGGACATACATCGAACGATGAACTCGTCCTTTGCTTCTGTTGTTGTTGGTGTTGGTATTGGCATTTTAAGTTTATTTTATTGATGGTTCTTTGTCGCAAGTATAGTAGATTTTTGCGACAGAATCACATTATAATGTATACCCTTTCGGTTACGTTTATGTTTATTTTTCATATTACATTACCCATTCGGGTACATTATACTATTAAATCTTCAACGTTTATTTGATGTTCTTGTAGTAAGTCACGAATGTATTCAAACACTTCTTCAATCCCTTGTTGATACGCGGCTTCTTGTCGTTCGTTGTACTTGGTGAACTTGCGGTAGCCGTTCATCTCTAACTCCCACAACATAAGCGCCATATCTCTCGCCTTCGTCATTCGGTTGAACTCATAACGATCGTCTCCGTCGGAAAGGTCAAATGTCAAAGTAGCTGTACTCATTCGGTAATTTGTCGAATTAGTTGTTATAATTTGTCGTTGATTATTATTTGAACAGGCGCGTCGCTTACACCTGCTAATTCAGTTCGTTCAACGTACCCTCTTTTCTTTCCGCGTGTTTTTAAATAGAAGATAGTTGCACTTGTGTTTGGAGCGTCTTGAATACGGATTACTTCACCGTCTGGTGTTGACACTTCGCGGTGTGCTCCCTTAATCAATTCGAACAACTGACTTTCTGCAAAGTCAATAGCAAGGTCGTTTAATGATTCAACCTGTGCGCGATATTCTTCGTCTTCATTCATCCAACGATAGTGTGTGCGTCTATCAATTCCAACAACTTCACAAGCGGTTGTGACTACACCTAACGAGTTCTCCAATGCTTTTAGCATAGCGCTCTTTTTAAGTGTGACATTCTGCGACTTTGTTTCTTTCTTCTCGCTCATATAATTGAAATATAAAACTTACCCTCGTTTACACTTCGAAAGTAATAATTAACTCAATTTACTCTTGAAGTGGTTAATAACTTGCTCCATTTTAGAATCGTAGTATTTAGAGAAGGTATTGAACCCTTCGTTGTCAAGTTCAAAGCAACGAAACATAACCCCTCTTAAACGTTGTGAGGGCTTCTTTAACGTATCTTCTAACTCTGACTTTAACGATTCAACCACTTCTAACTCTTCGCGCTTAAAACTCTCGTCTTTAAAAGCGAGATATCCGAACTGATTAGCTATTGTAAATAGTTCTGACGCTTGAGCAGGTGTAAGTTCATTCGTTCCAAAAGTCAGTTTGAGCGTTTTGTCCTTTCGTGTAGTTACCGCTTCGAGTTGTGCTGGTATTAGAATCATATGCTAAAGATACGAAATGAATTATTAACATTCAATAGTTGTTGAAATGTATTTGTATTTAGTTTCATTGCTTTAAGTATATTTGAATACTCGATTTTCTTCAAAGCATTGCCCCAAGCATTGTGCTGATTTTAAGTAATCGAGTACGGTGTGCGGGGCAACTTCTTTTATAGCAACTTGAGAAATGGTCTTGTCCACATTCAATCCATACTAACGAAGTGAGAAGTTAGTGAATGAACGTGATAATTAGAAGGAAGGTTATTTGTAGTGGTAGAGAATGTGAATGAGTTTCATTCTTGAGATTATACACTTAACCAGTAACAACAGTTATAAATAATCCAAGCAATGCAGAGGTGCAACTTGGGGGTGAAACTTGAAGAAGTTAACTGATTGCCCACCTACCCTGTGGGATCTTCTGAATTATGAGTAACTACTAATCACTATTAAGTAGTAGTTAAAAGGAATACTGATAAGGCATAAATGCGAGTTTGATGTCTTTTCACCCATAAACCTTTCTATGTCCATATCAAAAATATATGAGTAAAATAAACAAGAAAGCAAAGCAAGAATTATTCATTCAACTGCTTACTAACTACAAGACAAATAATGTTATTACTTGGCATCATTTCCAACACGGACACTTTCGCGTTTTCACACCGAATAAGACAGTCGATTTCTTTTTAAGTGGTATGCGTTGGCACAACATCAATAAGAACACCAGAGGCGACGTATCGAGTTTAGAAGACTTTCACTTGTATATCTAATCGAGATTCACTTCAACGTCAGCCATAGATTCAAGAAAAGTCTTGATGTCTTTCTTGACACAAGCGCCACACGTCGAACGCTCGTTATAAGCGCCTGTTGCCTTGTCTTTGAAGGTGTAGAACTTCGAGAGGTCAATCGCATCAATCCTGCCCTTCTTTTGCGCGTCAAGTAAGAATGTCTTGAATTCGATTTGTTCTTCAAGTGTCAACGTTCCATCCCACTTACTCGCAGGACAAGATGCGAAAGACAACTTCGCCTTGACTGGCATAACGCAACCGCATAACTTAATCGACTTGCGTTTGAACTTTACTTCTGTTTCTACTTCGTCGCCTACGATTAAAGAACCACAAGACTGCGTTGATGCTTCAAAGAACTTACACGCTCGACAGATGTCTAACCTGCGTTTGTACTCATTGTGTTTTACGAATAACATTTGCTCTAATTTTTTGTTTTATATTATCAATAGTCCGATAAAGAAAAGGCATCGGTATTCCTGTTTGTTTTGACAGCTCTCGATAGGTGAAGTCTTCTAATATGTATTCTTGAAATATAAGACGTTCAAACTCACTCAATCGACTTATAAGAATATCCAGCTGCTCGTTTGTCATTCGATGACCTAACCAAGTCTTGTCGACTTCGTGAGCATAATCTTTGAAGTCGCGTCTGTTTCTATTCCACGCGATAGTCTGTTTGTAAAATGGCGACGTTGGACTGTTAACCGACAAATACATCACACGAATGAGATAAAACTCAAAGTCGCCTGTATCAATTAAGTTTTCGATGTGTTTACTTCCGAACATAGAAAGCAAAGAATCGTGCAAGAGATCCTCGTAGAAAGGTTCTTTACGAGCGATATTGTACGCTAACTCTTTGAAGTGTTTATACCTTCCTTCTATGTAATGTTCAAGTGTCAAAGTTTTTTTATTTCTTGTTTAACTCCTTGAAGAAATTCTATCGTGTCTTCATCGGTTAAATCCGCATAAGCCAAAGCTTCATCTATTGCAATTAGCGCAAATAGTTGAGCAAAGAATCTACGGTTCCACATATCCTGCATTTCTAACAAAATAAAATACTTATCAAAGAGTTTTTTTGCTGCTTTATATTCGTCTGTCATATCGTAAAGTATTCATCAATTACTTTGATAGCTTCCTTGCTACCTTTACAAATATAAGAAGCGTAACCTCTGTTCCGTAATTGCTCCTGCCACCACTTCTGCTCTGGACTTGCAACACCACCTTTCTCTTTCTTCATTTCTATTGCAAGACCTTTATAGTCTTGATTTGGTTCGTAAATGAATAAATCGGGAAAGCCTTTAACGTAACCTGTGCGCTTCATCTTGATTGCTTGAAGGTAACTTGTCCTCATTCCACCTGCTGAAGCGCAA